CACTCGCGTCCTCTTCCGCGGGCCAGTACGCGATAGGCGCGTAGGAGCCGGTCAGCGACGCGTAGTAGCGGGTCAGCGCCGACCCCATGCCTCCGCCCGCGTTGACCCGGCGCAGCGGCCCGCGGGCGGTGACCTGCACGTAGACGTCGGTGCCGGTCGGATCCGCCTCCGGCGGCCACTCCGTGATCTCGCCCCAGAACCGGTACCCCGAGTAGAAGTTCCCGCTCGAGGAGGTGGCCGTGACCAAGAACCGGACCTGGACGTGCCTGGTCAGGTACGGAAAGTAAGCACCGGATGCATAAAGCGGGGAGAAGCGGCCGTCGCGGTTGTCGACCGTGAACTTGCATGTCGCGGGCTGCGGCTGATCACCCCAGTTGACTGCCCCCCCGCTGATGTTGATGCCGTCCCGGAAGTAGACGTAGCCCGAGATGTCCTGCCACGTGCCGTTGATCAGCAGCTCGGCGATGATGGCGAGGGGCAGCATCGCCATGTCAGGACCCGAACGCGGCTTGCACGTTCCCGCCGCCGTTGTCTACCGCGGCCTTCTTCAGCCAGGACATCAGGGCCCGGTCGAGGTCAGTGGTCCCGGTGGTGCGGAAGACGATCTCGACCCGCAGGGGGGGCATGCGCCCGCCGGTGCCGCCGCGGTAGCCGGGGTAGGGGGCGTTGTTCCCGATCCCGGGGATGTTGTACGGGCTGCCGTAATCGGCGCGGATGTACCGGATGGACGCGGCGGCGTTGCTGACCGGGTTCCAGATCCCGCCGGGTGCCCGGCTGGTGGCGTAGTAGGCGTAGGTGCCGGGCTTCATCTGCATCAGGCCCTCGGCGTGCCCGGACGCGTCACCGGACGGGTTGTACGCCCGCGGGTTCCCCCCGGACTCCTTCATCATGATCTTCACTAGGCCGGGCAGCCATGACCCCGGCGCGCCGGTGGCCCGCATCGCCGCCTGCAGCCAGCCCACCGCCGTGCCGCCGACGGCGCCGCCGATGGCGCCGATCGCGGGCAGGCTGCGGGCGAACGCGGCGGCGATGGCGCCGACTGCCTTGCTGACCATGGCCGCGATTGCCGCCGCGGACGGGAAACTGTCGGCGATGCCGACCCCGCGGGCGTAGCCGCGGGCCATCCGCATCGACTCGCCGTGCGGGACGACCGTCTCCCCGCCGTGCGGGGAGTACACCAGCTCGGGGCCTTCCTCACCGGCCCACCACCAGCCGGGGGACGCGCCGGACGTGCCCGACGCGAAGCCCTTCGTCTTCTGCCCCTGCCCGGAGCCGCCCAGCGCCGTAACCACGTCCACGTGCACCGTGCGGCCCTGAACCCCGCCCAGGGCACGGTTGACGTTGTCGCGGAACCGGTCGAACGCCTTCGCCGCGTCCTTCAGCTTCCCGCCGATCCCCGGGATCCACCCGAACGCGAACGCGGCGGCGTGCACGATCATCCCGGCCTGGGTCAGCCACAGGTCGACGATGAACCGTACGCCAGACAGGAAAATGTTCTTGATGTCACCCCAGATGCGCTTGAAGAACCCCGCGATGTCACCCCAGATTCTGGTGATGAACTCCCAGATCTGCTTGTGGTACTTGATGATCAGCAGCGCAGCTACGAGAACGGCAGCAGCGAGGATCGCCCACGGTCCCATCGCCGCCCAGACGGCTTTCCCGATTCCCTGAAGACCTGCCACGATGCCGAGTTTTGCAGCGACGAACGCGCCCAGCAGCAGCCACAGGGCCGGGACGAGGAGCTTATTCGCTGCCAGCCATTTCATGCTGACCGCGACTATCTGCGCGGTGACCGCGATGATCGGGATCATCTGGGTCAGCATCTGCAGGAAAGCGGGCAGCAGCAGCTTCAGGATCTTCAGCCCTGTGGGCATCGTCTGGACGAACAGCTGCATGAGGATGGCGAGCAGCCTGACCAGGAACGTGCCGAGGAGCGGCCCTGCCTTCTGCGCGAACACGACGATCATGCCGATGAACGTGCCGAAGTCGAAGCTTTTCACCAGCCGGGTAAACGGCTCCAGGAAGCCCTTGATAACCGCCGCCCCGGCCGTAGCCAGCCCCGGCAGCGACGGCATCAGGTCCTTGACCAGGCCGACGACCAGCTTCAGCACCGACTCGATCAGCGGGGACATGGCGTTCTCAACCTGGGTGAATACGCCCTTCAGCTGGTTGAGGGTGCCCATCATCTGCATCTGAGACCCGTTTAGGCCCTTGGTGGCCGCCGCTTCAGCCCTGAGCGCGTTCTGCGCAGCCGGGTTCGAGGCGACCTGCTGGTAATGCCGCTGAGCATTAGCGAGCGCCGTCAGCGCCGAGGCGTGCGCAGATGCGGTCTTAGCCGCTTTCACCCCGGCCTCGGCCTGGGCGACGCTAGCCTGCGCGTTAGCCAGCGCGGCCTGGTGAGCAGGACCGGTTGTCGCTGCGGTGTACTGGGCCTGGGCGGCAGTAAGAGCGGTCTGCGCCGTGGTGACCTTCTTAATGACCGGGATGGCAACGGCACCGAACGCGCCCAGTGCCAGGGCCGCCGCGCCGATCGGCCCGGCCATGGCCAGCAGCCCCGACCCGGCACCCAGGATGCCGCCCGCCGCGCCGAGACCCGACCCGATCCCGGCCAAGTGCTTGTTGACGTTCTTGCCCATCTTGTCGAAGATGGCGGCGATTCCCGTGGCGGCGGACTCGGCGTCGGCCTTCGCCGCCGCGAACCCGGCCTTCGTCGAGTTCTTCGACGAGACCGTGATCTGAACGACATTGTCAGCCAAGGTCCGGCACCTCCTCCCGCTTCACTCCGTGCTCCTCGATCTTCAGCAGCCGCAGCAGCCCCGCGTCCTCCCGGCCCAGCTGCGACGGCAGGCACCCGAACCGGTCGCACAGGCCGAGGATCGTCTTCGCCTCCGTCAGCTCGGCTGGCTCGCTGACAGTGGTTCCATCGGAAGCGACCCCTCCGGGAAAGTCCCGGAACCGTTCGCAGGCTGCGGCAAAGGGATATCGACCGACGCGATCGCGTCCATCCACGCCATGGTGATCTCCAGGATGAAACCGAGGTCCTGGCCGCGGACACCCTCGGCGGTCTCCGGCACCGGCTCACCGTCGTCGTCGAGGTTCCACGCCCGCAGCGATTTCGCGAACCGGGTGAACAGCCCGTCGATCGATACCATGGCCGCCTCCAGCTCCGGGCCCTTCATCGCGGATATGTCCAGGCCCTGCATCCCCGCGGCCTGCCGCGCCAGGCTCATGAACCCGTCGACCGACAGGCCGGTCATGGTGACCTCGAACCCCGGGTGATCCTCGAACCGGAGCTGGTACAGCTTGCGTTTCGGCTGGTAGCGGCCCATCAGGTTACGACCACGTCGGCACCGCGCCGTTTGCGAGGACACCGGGCACCGACCAGGTCAGCTCACCCGTCTGCGCGCGGGACAACTGGTAGTCGGTGAACAGGATCGCCGACGCCTGGTTCAGGTTCGCCGCCACGCTGCCCGTGACCGTCAGGTTGACCGTCCGCAGCACGCTGGTGGACGGGATGGTCTTGAACACGGCATGCTCAGACGTGGTCGCCGTCGAGTTGAACACCCCGTTCAGCGTCATGCTGAAGTCCGCCAGGAGCAGCAGCCTTTCGATGGCGGCCTTATCTATGCCCGTGACATCCTGAACGCCTCTCGGCATCGCGAACTGCAGGTTCGTGATGTCGTTCCTGATGTCCTGAACAGAGTTGGACGAATCTCCCACGCCGCAAGTCGTCCACGAAAGGCCCGTTGTCTTCGCCAATTGAATTACCCTCTCTCGTGCCTTGTGCGGATCTCGTCGAGCGACTCCGCCATGTCCTCGACCCAGTCGTCAGGGCGTGCGTGCTCTCGCGGCCGGGTGCCGAGCGGATTGCCGCGCCAGTCCCCGCCGGTCACCAGGAACCGCTCAGGACGCGTGTTAGGCACCCGGTGCGGCCGGAAGCACTTCTGCCCCGGCTCGAACTCGAACACGGTCAGGCCCGTCTCTGCGCGCCGCTCCGCGTGCTTCCTGGTCTTGTCGTGGCGGATGTAGTCCGCCTGGCGCTGGCCCAGTTCGGTGGTCTCGTCGCAGCTGGTCTGCCAGCCGTGCAGATACGCCAGGCACTCCGCCTCCTCGCAGCTGGCGGGACGCCAGTGCGTCGCCAGCGGTGCGGCGATCTGGTAGGTCTTCATCGCCGCAGCGGGCAGCGCGGGCGGCGGCCGGTAGGGCTGCATCAGAACACCACGCCCGCAACCTCGTTCTTGTGCAGGTTCACGGCGAAGGCCAGGGCCGTGAAACCTCCGGTGGTCACGACGGTGGCCGTGACGTAGCGGCGCACTGTCAAAGTGTTGGCGATGGCGATCCGCTGCGCGGATGGCGCGGCGGTGACCT